ACCCCGCATGCACAAACACAGCAGGCATCTGCTGCGCTTATAGTGCTGCTACATAAATCTGCTTCCGTAGCTGTTGAGTAGTTCCAAACAAGATAGAGGTAGTCATTATTATTTGTTGAGGGCATAGAAAAGCTAGCCGAAAAAGTAGGCGTAGTTCCCGTAGGGTTAAGCGTCGCTGCAGCAGCAAGTAAATTTGATATACCTGCTTCAGTATTTGGATATAAAGTAGAGCTCTTTAGCCATAAAAATTTATCTGTAGCTACGTTTAAATTGTAATCATCTGTCGATTGCTTATCCGAAATCATATATACCGTAGCTCCCTGAGCAGGGATAACCCCCGCTCCTTGAGGCCCTGTTATCTCAGAATATTGAGATACCACACGAGCATATGTAGAGGTTAGAAATAGAATTTGATTCGAGTGGGTAGGAGAAGAAAATGACCCGTCTATCCAACGATATTGATTATGAATTAATTTACCTTCATCGGAATTGTTAGTTAGAGTAACTAAAACAATATTAATGGTATCTGCTACAGGGCACCCTACTGAAAAGTTAACCAAAGCAGTATCATCTGCTGAAGGAACGGAGAATACAATATCCAACTGCTCGGCTGAAACAGAGTTTTTTACAATCGTTACAGTACCTGCAGCGCTAAAAGGCCCATGAGTAGTCGTGGAACCGTTATAAGTAGCGGTAAAAGAAAAAGTGTCGCTTACAAGGGGAGCAGGCCAAGATATTATTACATCCCCTACCGTGCCTCCAAGGTTATAACACACACTTACGTCTTTACCCTGTATAGAATACATTTGAGTTACTCCACATTTTATACATGAAATCTTTTCAGGTATAGTAGTAAGATTATTCCCAAGAACATACTCATTCATATACGGGTCATACCCTCCAAGCTTTTGGGTAGTAAAGTTTGAGATAAACATATCCCTAAACCAACTTCTCATACCTGCTTCTGAAACTACTGCAAGAGATTCCGCAGGTCCATTTCCTGTGAGTTGGATAACAGACCCTCTCTTGGCATCTGTAAAGTATTTAGACGGCCCCCATTGAGCAAAACTCTCAGGGTTATTGCTAATTCCAAACTCTTCTACTCTAGCTATCTGTGTTCCTAAAATTTGAGGAACTGAAGCGACAACACCCCCTCCGGTAGAATCGGATATAAGATTCTTACTCGCAAGGACATACGATATCTTATCTTCTTGAAGGACAAGGATATTGGTATCTTGAGCCACCATCTTTTCGATAGGACCAAAAGACTCTTCTAAAGGTTTAAAGTTAGCAAGACCAAGGTTAAATTCATTTAATCTATTTAAGTTAAACTCATTATTAAAAACCCCGCTATATGTCATATCCGCATATCGGTCTGCTCTTTTAAAGTCTTGAGCAGCTACTGCAGTAACTCTATTCCCAAGAGCGAGAGGTCGTCCTGCCATAGAGTCACGAATCTTATAGCTCTCTACTCCGTTTCCAAAAGCAAAACAATTAAAGAAAGCGGTGTCAACTACTCCGGGAATATCACCTGCAATATCCTGATTAGTAACATTCCCGCTATGGTTTCCAAGAGCATCAATAGAATACGATTCAGATGACTCATACCACACATCAGGTAAAGCATCCATCGGTTCTGTCTCAAAGACGATAGTATTATTGGCTCTTATAACAGTTATCTTACTCTTTATACACGACTGCTTATCGTCATTAGACCCACATGCTGCCGTCCCTGTAATAGCTAAACGTATCTCATTAGTCCCACTATCCATAAACCATCTATAGTAATTTGTATAAAGGCTACCATTCAATCCATAATAATCCATAAAGGAAACAGGTGCAACTGTTAAAACAGGAGTTACATATAAATTTTCAATAGGTTCGGCACCGTCCGACGCTCCTACCTCTTGCTGTCCATCATCAAGAGTTTCCGCTACATTATCTCCCTCCCACCAATCAATTATATTAGCATATGTTTCGCTAGAAGTGTACGTTTTATCAAACTTATATATCCTTCTTTCACACGCCTCATCTCCATCTCCGGTTCCTTGTCTAGAGAACTCAAATTTTAAATTTATAGAACTTCCTGAAGGGATATTATAAATAGGATAAATCCCACCACCATTAGGGGTAGATGTATTCACAGAAAAATAATTTGTAAATTCGGCATAACCAACCGTAACGCAATCCTTATTTTCCTTAGAAACCAAGACGGAATCATCTATTAAAGAGCTATTAAATTCAGAGTTCCTCATCTGCATATATACCCCTTGAGGAACGGGAATAGCTACGCCTGCAGAGTCTGTAGGTGTAATAAAATCCTTTTCTTGTGCTTTTTTCTCAAGTACGGTAGCGTAAGTGCAAGATTTTAAAGGTCCATTAATATCTTTTTTAACAATAAGCCTATCACCTTCCTCTATCTTGGCAGAGTTCTCTCCTTGAAGTAAGAAGTAATCAGTTGCCGTTACTGTATCATAGAAAAATATACTTGTATATACAGTGTTGTATGACGCTTCATCAGGTTTAATAACAAACTTATATCTCTTGGCAAAATCAGGAGCTACCTGCGTTATTGGTATAGTAACCTTAATTTGATTCTTATCAGAAGACGTACTACATCCAACATGAATGGTGTTGTTGCGGCTTACTAAGGCTGTAGTGGCACGATTGAACTCATCCATATACACCATACCTATTTCATATCCTCGGTTACTATGGAGGCTCTTAGGGCTTCCAAGAGCCGAGAAAGTGGTTCTAATAGCACTAACAGTATAGTACTCAATAATAGAAGCCCATCCCCCACCTGCCGGAATATCTACAAACTTCATGGCAGGAAACTGAAAGCTAATAACATTACTTCCGTTTGCATGAGTAGCTAGTACAGGTTCTCCTGCAGCGGTTATACCGCTTGCCTGCTTGTACATAGGTGTTGGGATTCCCCCCGATAAGCTATTAGGTATAGTACAATTAAAAAGGTCAGTTAAAGTAAATCCATCACATGAAGTAGGGTCAGTAGCGTGATATACAGGAAGGATATTTGATGCAAGACCTACCTTAGTTTGGAAGTCAACACTCTGATATAACTCAGTTACAGAATTATAATCCTGAGTAAGGGTATATAAAAAATCTAACTGACTATCTGTAGTGACTTCAATAGGTGAGTTTGTGGGATTTCCATTTGCAAAGATAGAGTGATTAAAAGCAAGATTGAGATTTATAGTAGAACCTGATTTTAAAAATCCAACAGCTTCACTAAGGTCAAGGTTTAGTTGTGAATTAGTTATATTCTGAGGAGTTAGACCCCAAGTATATTGAGAACTTTGTCGGGTATAGGAAAGCTCTTTAAACCCAATCGGCTTACTAATAAGTTCTGTGCTATAGTTAAATTGAGTGGGCGAACTCCCTCTCTTTAAATCCCATCCATCTACATAGTTTCCGTACATGAGCCTATTGCCCATAACGGTCTGTGCTTTAGCTAAAAGAGGGACGTTGTCATACAGTCGAAGTATCTCAGAAGAAGGAAGTACAGTAAAAATTTTGCTGTTAGAAAATGAAAATGTTTCAAAAACATTACTCGGAATACCATCATTTGCTTTGTCTATCTTCTCTATAACTTTGATAATATCAGTAGACATTTCCTTGAATAGAAGGTCTATACCAACTACTAAAGGCCCTCCGGTGCGAAAGGTTATCATACATGCGTTAGTGGAGTTTACCATCCCCTCATTTAAGTAAGACTCGTCGCTTAAATCATACTGCTCAGGGATAAAGGAAGGAGCGGAAAATTGTGATATAGCAGAGTACTCATTGTCCTCATATTTATATCTGTACGCAAAAGAGATAAGTCGGTCTTCTAAAAAGTTATCTTCTCCTTGGAGATTAAAAGGAGCGATAGTAGGCGCAGCAATAGGAGGTGCTTTTACAACAAGGATATCCTCAGCAGAAAAAACATCTATGTTCGATATAGGGTCAGCATAGTTTTTATTGACATTTATCCTCCTAGGTTGGTTTAAATCGTCAGTGAAAAATAACAGGTTATCTATTAAATTAATCCCTGTAATAAGATATGTCTTAGAGAAATTAAGAGTAGTGTTAACACCTCCTCCATCGTCAATACTAATAACGTGATAGGTAAGTGTTAAAGTTGTGGTGTTATAAGAAACAATAAGGTCCAACTTCCCTGTAGCTCCTACAGTAAAACTTTCATCATGGACAAACCAATACATAGTCTCTTGCTCTCCATCAGCATAAGCGCCTATACATGTAGCGTCATCGCTTAAAACTGTCCCATCTATATACTCAAGAGTGGTAAGCCTGTCATTCCCCTTAGAGTTCTCTACAGACCCTATCTCAGAAGACTCAGTAGACCCAAGTCGGATATTTAAAGCATCAATATATTCTCCGTTAGGGATAAGTCTCTCATCCACGACTTTATTCATGCGACCCGCAATGAAATTTCTTACAGTACTTGCCATATTACTTTATCCATTTATTTTGTCCACGAAGATTCATTAACAAACGGCCCGGATGAATATTACTTAGACGAATTTTAGCATTGCGAAGTAATGCCCCTTTTTCTTTTCGAGCTCGCGTTACAATATACTCCTGAACACCCAATTTTGAGTTAAGGATAGAGTAACGAATATATGAATACACAAACTCTTCAAATAGCTTATTAACAGTTACACTAGCATCATTACCATTTTCCATACCATCAGATACATACTCAAGTACTGCTAACTTATTATTCATTACAGAACTAAAATTAATTACACCACCTTTTTTATCTATTGAGAATGTTGGATTAACATTAGCAGTCTCCGGATTCAAACCAAAACGAGCACCAATTTGATAATCAAAGTACCAATTTCCGTCATACTGCCATCCTTCAATTCCATTGTAAGGGTTATTAGCATTAAGATATATGCTTTTCTTAGTTCCTATAATACGCTGATATGACATATCTGAAAACTCAGGCTTTAAGACATTTCCATCTTGGTCAAATAAAATCTTTGCATCATTGTCTTGTATATAGGCATTACTCCAATTTGTTTGGATATTCTCACTTAAGGGAAATAGTGTGCCGTTCTCATATAAAGAAATACGAACCCAATTAACGTAGTCCTGAGGGAGGATATATCTCAAAGAGTCTCCTACGGATAGCTCAAGGATTTTAACCTCTTTAAAGGCATCGTAATTGAGCTCCATGATAGCTCTCTTAGCATGGAAGAGAACTTTAAATCTATCTTCGTTATTTACAAGAGAATGATTTCCGCTATAAACCAACATAAAGTTGTTTACAATATCAGACAAGGATACAAATTGATATGACCCCCAATTTTCATTAGTAGGATTAGCACCTTCATTCTCGTAATAATTATAATCTGTGATATACGGCATTATGCTTGTTGTTGAAGGTTTTGAGTTTCTTCAGTCTGTGCATATGTATATACATCAGCCTCACGAATAGACATTCCACACATCTGTAGGATTAAATTTACTAACTGCGGCTCATCATCAATAGGAAGCTCAAAGTCTTGAAAGTCAGCTTGGTTGGGATTATACATAGGCTCTCCTCCTGTAACTACAGAGTATGTCCAATTGGGGTCAAAAGGATAGCGGATATATTGCGCTTCTACTTGATTAGCTGCATTAATAGTAGCAGGGAAAACAGTTAAAAGATTGCCTTCAATAGTATAAGCCGGGAAAGCTGTAGTAGGAGCTAGTAACATAGAGTTATTTAGCATAGTAATTTTACTATGTGTAACAGCCTCGGCTTCTCCTGTAAATACCGAAGCAGCGGTAAAGCATAAGACTTTGTTTAAAAGATAAAAGTCATCTGAAGTAGTTGCTATAGAAGGAAGGTTATATACATTAGCTCCCGCAGTAACAATAGACAAGTCATTTGTAACAGAGAAGATGTCTATAGACTCTGAGATGCTCTTAGAGGCATCAGCATACTCAGTACCTGAGGTGCGTTTATTCTCTTTGTTTAAAGCGTTATTATAGTCTGAGAAATAGTTCTCAAAAATTGTAAGCTGTGCTTGTTTAGCAAACAAGTTAAAGTCTGCCGGAGATATATACCCATAATTATTCTTATTGAGTACGGACAACACTGTGTTTCTAACG